AGACGAGCAGTCACCATCTGAGCAGACACATCTTCGTCGCCGATAGCCTTGACAATCTCAGGGATAGTCATGAAGTCCTCAGTGGACATAACCTTAAGGATACGAGCACGGAGAGCATCGCCCTCATCACGCTTAGCCTGAGCGCGCTTAGCAGCAGCCGCGGCCTTATTGTCCAGAAGCTCGATCTCATGAGCAATAAACTCACGCAGAGCGTCGCAGGTCATATCCTCGTTCTCGAAAGTAACGCCCTCGGACTCAACATGGTCCACCATGGTCATCAGGGTGTTGTAGCATTCGCGCTTGGTAATCTTCTTAGTGTTAGTCATAATAGGGTTCTCCTTTTCATCATTTTATGTATTTATTATACGAAAAAATTTCTCAAAAGTCAAGAGTTCGTCAAACATTTTCTTGCGGAATAGAATGTATCTTTGTTTTTCCTTTCCCTTAACTTCTATATATATTATAGAATATTTTTGAGATTTTTTCAAGTTTTGTCTTGCGGCTGGTGTCTATTTTACATAGTGGTGATGCCGATAATGGCGATGCTGGCAAAGAAGATACAAAAGCCAGCTTCGATAATCGCAGAAGCTCGATAACGCCGATCGACAGAAATGCCGCAGTTAAAGCCCCATAAAATAGCGGCAATAAGATTGAGAATAATAGTAGGTTTAGGCATTGATGTTGATCCACTCCTTATTCTTTGCTTTCTTGTCGAGGATCGCAGCTAATTCAGCAGGCTTCTTCATATGGCGATCGTCGCCATTTCTGAACTCGTCCCATCCAAGAATGAGATATTTGAGATGCTTAGGAGCATCTTCGGGGAAAGTATCCGTGCTTACGATGTGCCAGCCAATACCGACAGCATAACGAGCGCAGGAATGTTTCAGCCACTCTTCATCGGTGGAACGAGCACCGCGGATAACAAGGATAGGCCCCTTATCGAAGCCACGAGCGTGCTTCAGACCATCCCAGCCCTTATCTTCGCCATCTTCGAGTTTCTTGCCATAATTCTTGGCGAACTCTGCATCGGTATACCAACGCACAGAGCGGACAGTACCAGTCTTAGGATTCTTCACATCGACATAATACTTGCCGCCCTTGACATACTGCTCTTTCACAATGGGGAAATCCTTGAAGCTAGGTGCTACCATATCTCTTATCTCCTTTCAATTACCAAGAAATCTTGACGAGAATACTCTCATACTGCGGGAACACGTCGCGCAGGTACTGCCGCACGCATAGTTCGTCACTTTCACAGAACTCATCCCAACGAGTATCCTTGTAAGCATACTCCTTAAAGCAATCGTTCATGAAATCTTCGGGGAACAGCAGAGTGGGAATCTCTACATCCAAGTCATACTGCTGCTTAATTGCTTCCTCAAGGTCATAAGAGCTAACCGTAGGCATCATTTTTACTTTCATTTACTATCTCCCTCACTTTCTATATATATATTATAATATATTTTTTATAAAAATACAAAGAGATTGATAGAGGCAGTCTATCAATCTCTTACGGGTATTTATTCTTTTTCAGGCTCGACATAATATGAGAGCCAACTTTCTAATTCTTCCTGATAACGGTCATCGACAGCTTCATCATCATAGTCAAAACCAGAATCAATGAGATCTTCACGGCAATCATCCCAACTCATAATACCATGACAGCCTTTATAAGACTGATACTCTTCTACCGCAAGAGCGTAAGCATCTTCAAGTGCTTCATCCATAGAAGAATAGTCTTCAGTTTTCTGATAAGTGGCTCCGCCAAAGCCTCCACTCAGTCCCGCATAAATCTTATACTTCATACTTTAACCTCTCTTTCAGATAGGCTTTGGACTCATTATAGACATACTTATAGCAAGCTAAGGCGGTTACATCGCCAACTGCGAAGCCTGCATAGGGCCGTCCCGCATACATCAGGTCATAACTTAAAAAGTAACTGCCATTTTCATACTCAGACGGATCACATTGAGGATTATAGGGGCGCTCGTACTCCTCTTTAATCTCGCCATGTTCAAGCAACCAAGCTTTATAGTCTTCAAGCTTCATCATCATTGGCCTCTTCAATTTTATAGTTATATTCAGTCTCTTCGAGTAATTTACCGAACTCGTAGCCAGAAGGTTTGCGGCCACGCTCAGCGATTGCTCTTGTTTGGACGAACATTAAAGCTAGCTGAAATGCCCGGTCCGCAATTTCATACTCTTTTGTTTCAGAATCAATGGGAAAGCGGTCCTCGAAGGTTTTTGAATGGAGGGATACGGAAATGACGGCAGTTTTCATGGAATAACACCAATCCTTTCTTACCAGTTATCGTTAGCTTTACTTGCGTTTTGATTCAAAGTAGCTAATTCTCGACCTTCGCTATCACAAGGGATTTCATTGACAAATTTTCCTCCATCAATATAGTCACGAATGATATTACGAGGAAGTGTGATAACATTTTGATCATCATGGATAAATTCAAGATTCTTGACACTCTTGAGCATTTCTCCATAAGTAGACTCTAAGATCGCGGCAGCTTCTCCAAAGTTATCAGCAAAACTCAGACCAGAGGTAATGAAGAAGTGACCGCGATTATCTTGATCGGTATCATATAGAACAACTTCATAAGCGAATACTGTTTTCATAGTTCTATCTCCTTAAGTGTGTAGATTACATAGTTGAAGCATTAAATCTTCATAAGCAGCTTCTGCGGCTTTTGCATCTTTATATTCTAAAGTTATAGCCGGTGCTATCTTACTTGTTATGATAATAAAACGAGAACCATATAATTTAGATATCTTGATAATATCATCCTTAGCAAGAATATATTGACGGTCGCTATCTGAAACATATATATGACTATTCTCCATAAACTTCTCCTTTCTCATCGTTTTATATATTTATAATACTATAAATATATAAAAAAATAAAGCCTCTCTTTCGAGAGGCTTTAAAAATCTTAAGGCAAAGGGATAAACTCAAAGTTGTCGTATACATTTGGATAATAAATACCTACCCAAAAGTTACGCTGAATTTCCTTGCAATATGCTAAATTTCCGTTCCATTCGTGGATTTCATCCATTAGTTCTTTTTTACCAATGTCGTTATCATTATCATAGAGATTATTCTCTAATTGATAGGTTAATGACTCATATTGGGTTTCCCATTTAGCGACAGAGGCATCCGCGCCAATGTAGACAGACGCTAATCCGATAGTGCTTATGAGTAATGCTATAAGGGTAAGGGCAACCGCGATAGTCGCGAGAAGATGCCAACCGCTCATTTCATCTGTGTGTATAATAGCTAATACACTTATTGCGAATAGAGCGATAAAGATAAAGAATAGCATATTTTCCTCCTTACTTATCCTGCGGAGTGAACATGGCAGTGAACGGATTGGAGCCGCCCATCATCATGGACATCATCATCATCTTGCTGAAGTCGTTGTCAGAATCATCGCCCATGACAGAGGACATCATCATAAACGGCATCAAGTTGCCAAAGGGATTCTCCGCAGAGGGCTGTGCGGCATTGAAGTTCATGAGGGAGACGACCTTGGTTACGAAATTGAAGCCGAACATATTGGTCACAGGCACAACAACCTTAGCCTCAGAGTTCAGAATGTCGATGCAGTGGATACCATCTTCCTCAACAGACTGGACATACATAGGCTTGCCACGATGCAGCACCATATCGCCAGCCCGCAGGTCTTTGATAGCCGCCGGCATCTTACAAATCATCTTCTGAAAATCAAAAGTGAAGCCGGTAACATCGACAGTTGCACCAGTGGCTGCATTATAGGTGAGATATTCACCCTTAGAACTGCGGACAGCGATGCCATAGGGACTTAAAGCTACGACGCCAGACTCAGTGAACGGACCAAAATCGAAATTCATGGTAGGCATTTTCATAGTATCATTCTCCTTAATATTAGTTTTAGTTTCAACCGCCTTGGTGGTAGAAACATAATTATCGTAAAAGAACTGGCCGAAGCCATTATCTTTATACGAGGTATGGAAAAGAGTTTCAGACTCAGCTTTTACGAGGATATCGCCACAATCAAATAAGATAAAAATGTTTTTAAAGCCATTCCTAATTTTTCGATAGGTGTCATAAGGAATTGGGTTTTTATATTGTTTATTGCTAATGGCATCCCCAAATTGTTTTAAGATGTGGTTGATTCCAATTTGATTATAACAAAAATTTTCCGTCAAATGTATCACTTCCTTTTGTTTAGTCGCTCATCCAATCAAGGATGATAGGGAGTTCGACCTCGGGCGTCCGCAAGAACCCAATATTATCTTCGTGCAAGTCCCAAATATGCCAATCGTCACAAAAGATAGCGAACTTTTCGAAGAACTCCTTGCTATAATTCTCGACGATAGACTTTAGCCAAGTGAGATTACGCGTAGGAATACGCCGCACAACAGTCATGGAGATACCCGGAATAACCTCGCCTTGTTCGTCCCAGCCAATATTCTCATAAGCAACATGAGAAGCAGGGACAACAATAGGTTGAATCTCCAGATAATTTAACTCGAAGGCTTCAATATCGGGGTTCTGGCGCCATGTATGATAGTGGGAGTCATAGGTATATCGAGAAGAATTTGTATCATCGAGTTGAGTGACAGGCAGATTAATAGGGAGCTGATGGAAAAAGGTAGGCACGAATAGTTCCAGAATGTCTGCTTCTTCCGCGGCTGCGAGAAGAGCCTGCTCTCTCTTAGTTTCGTTGTCAGTTGAGCAGAACTTTACCACGATAGAGTCAGAAGCATGATAAGCTTCCTTAAAAGCTCCACAAGAGAAACATTCAAACACTTCACCGGGAGCGCAATGCATTTCGAGGCAGTTGCCGATGCCCTCTACCGTATCCCGCAACTGGATAGCTTCTTTCTCTTGCTGGTCTGCGGGAACGCAGTTATTGAGCACCTGCAGGAAAGACTTCTCAATCTCTCGTAAGAAGGTTTGAATCTCTGGTGAGTAAGTCTCAATGCCGCGAAGTTCAAGCGTATTTACCATTTCTTTTCTCCTCTCCTTTCTTATATAAATATAATAACATATAATTATAATAATTTCTAATAGGGCGGTAAGGTTGGTATTATTACGAAAGATACGAGGATAAGACGAAAGAGTATGCGGGTTGGCAAAAAATTTGGGGATAAAATTGCCATCCCGCAGGAAAGAGTTGTTTATTTTGTCTAAAATGTTTAAAAAGTTGGACAAACAGTGATAATTATGCTATAATAAAAATGAAATAGAGTAGAGGTGATATAAATGGCGCAACAAATTGCGATGCGAGTTTCTGAAGAAGAAAAGGAACTCTTAGTTAAATATTGTAAAGAGCGAGGGATGACTGTCTCTGGATTAATTCGTCTTGCTCTTAAAGAATATCTGAAAGATACTGATATCTTTAAGCAAGAATAAGGAGTTAATAAAATGCCAAATACAAATTTTAAGATTGTTTATTCCTTAAGAATTCATATTATATTGGAACAAAATGGATTCCACTATATTACAGAAATGAAGAATCCACAACATCCTAATTATAATTGTTGGGTCTATGATGCTAGTCCGGACTTTTTGGCTGCCTTTGATTCAATTCAAAGAGAGTTGGAGAGGGGGAGCCATAATGGTTGATACCTTTATTATGAGAGGTGAGTGGCTAGATAATATTGATACTCTACCTACAGAGATACAAGATAAGGTAATTGCGGATATTGTACGTTTTGGAACTAAGAGAGATACTTTATATGATGATGATCCTGTTGTATGTTCTCTAGTGAATATGGTCAAAGGTCGTATCAATAATAGTGTTGTAGAGTACGAGAAGAAGCTTGAAATGAGTAAAACCGCAGGCCGCAAGAAAAAGTATGACGATAAGCAGATTTATGAATTAGCAAGACAAGGCAAGACTGCTGAAGAAATTGCTAATGAGTTGGGGTGTTCTAAGTCTACTATTGATAAGAGTGCGGGCTGGAAGAATAGAAAAAATGATAATTTTATGTAAATTTGCATAAATTATTTTTACAATGATAGTACAAATAACGTAAAAATGATAGTAAAATTACGTTATTTGTACAAATCTATCTTATATCTTACAATTTTACAAATTTACAAGTAAATTTGCATAAATTGTCTCTTATTTTTACAAATTTGCTAACGCAAATTTGTAAAAAAATCGGCCGCGGTTTTGCTAAAGCGTGAAAGGAGAAAGAGTTATGGCATCAGTAAGAATATTACATAGTGGTAATTTAGTAAGGAATGTCTAGATAGAAAGCTTTTTATGGAGAAATATTATGATCCAGAGAAGTATATGGAATTAGGAACTTGTTTTGTTAGAGAAGACGGAAGAGTTTTTGTTCTCTTAAAGGATGGAGTCCGCAAAATAGACGGTGGATGGGAGGAAGAAAAATGAATTAGGAAGGTTAGGAGATTTTCGATCTAAAACCTCTTACAAAAGAAGAAGTAGCTTGGTTAGAGGAACATTTTATAGACTTTGCTAGGGAGCAGTATCTAGTAAGATGGGATGATATGAGAGAGGCTTTTAAAATTGCACAGCGTTAGAAGGAATTATAGAGATAGAATTAAAAAGAGACGTGAGGAAATAAGGTGAAAATAAGAGAGTTGACTAAAAATAGGAAAATAGGAAAATAGGAAAGTAGGAAAGTGGCGTGCCGATCGGGTCCAGGTAACCTTTCCTTAATTCCCCATCACCGAGATCGCTACCCTGGCTCCCGCAATTTATATATAAAAAAAAGAGAGGGTATTAACCCTCTCTTATTCTTGCTCTTGATTCTTATAGACCGATCTCCCGCAGGAAATCAGCAATCTTCTCATTGTCACTCTTATCTTTGCTCTTAGGAACGGCATCAAAGAGATTATCAACCTTGTCCAGGAGAACCTGAAGAAGCTCATCTGGTTCCTTACCGACCATAGTCGCGGTAGTCTCCGCGTTCAGCTTAATGATCTGGAAATAATCCTTGATATTTTCAGCAGTCCAATCGGGATACTTTTCTACCATAGTAAGAGTATACAGGGCAGCCGCGTCAGTGCAATCAAGGTGTCCCTTAGAAACAGCGGTCTCAAACTGATCCTTCATGTGCTCAATCAGTTCAGTACGGGCGTCTGTGATTGCCTTCTTCTTTTGATCCTCCTGCTGGACCGCGTTAAGAGTCTTAGAGAACATCTTTGCGATGTCATCAATAGTCAGTCCATTCTTCTGGGCATCTCGAATCATAGCTTCAAAATCCATGCTTTATCACCATAGTTCTTCTACGGGAAGAACCAATTCCTTTCTTAATTTCTATATATATTATATAATATTTTTTAATATATGCCAACCCGATCGGAAATTAGTCCAAAAATTTTCTCTCCGGTATGGATTTTTGCTAGGTAATAGCATTTATGTAGTTGGCTACAGAGAATTTGAAGTAGGAAATATGAATACTTGATGGATTTAAAGTGTGTTTTCTTAATTTTTAAGTCAAAAAGCTTAGATTTTTGCGCTATTTTGTCTCGTTTTTAGTGATTTTAAGCTAGAACCGAGGCGTTTTTATATCTTTTTTTAATATAATAACATATTTTATTATAAAAATCAAGAGGAAATAGAATTGGAAAAGAGTCTTCTAATTGCGGGCCCGATCGGATTAACTGGATTTCCGCTCTTATTATCTTCTCTCTTGTTTTGATATGAAAAGCTGGACCCGATCGGCAACGCAGGAGGTTCGCTATGAGCAACTAAAATTTTGTTAGCTACACGGAAGTGGAGTGGGCTATATGCCAAATGAAATTAGAAATATGAGTCAATGGTGGAGTGGAAATAAAATTGGACTAGAATGTCAAACTTTCGGGAAAACGAGAAGCCATATGAAAGTCGGCTAGATTGAACAAAAATTTTGCATATGCTTCCGATCGGTAAAACTCGGGCCGAGTCGCCCGCGACCGGCCCGCCATTATATCATATTTCCGTCCGGTTGTCAATAGGCAATTTATACAAAAATTTCATTTGATTTTTGGTGAAAATGTCTTTGTGAAAAATGCACAAAAAATCCCGCTCAATCGAGCGGGATTTCGTAGGTTTTGCGTATCGTCACTTTGACGGTTTTGGGTTTCTTTTTGCAATAAAATCTGTCATTTCTGACAAACTCGCCTATGCCCTCGTTCTGCCATCTTTGGCGGGTCTTATCCTCATATCTCAAGGTGTTATACTTGGAAAGAGGAAGTGAAAAGTCATAGACGAACTCACCGCCCGGCGGCATGGTGTAGTTGGGGCTTTTCTTATAGTTGCGGTTATGCTCTTTACGGCGGCGCTCAAGGTCATTTGTAGTGCCTACCTTGAGAATAAAATTGCCGTCCCTGTCGATATAATGACCGACATATAAAAACTCTTTAGGTCGCTTTGTCGTATGCTTTCCCCTCTTTCTGGAAGGGCGGATAGGGGTTATCCGCCCCTATCCTTATTAGCTTTTCGGCTTGCGCTTTTGCACAAGCGTCAACTCGAAAGTTTCACCGCCTACCATAAAGGAAATCTGTCTTTCCTTATTCGTGATAGCAAGGTTAGAAACATCAAAGTTACTGTTGTGTTCCATGAACTCCGCAAGCTCCGCAATAATGCCCCCCTTAGTTGCGTTCGGCTTGCGTTCTCGCTTGGTGAACTTGTACGCCGTGGGCGCTTTCCGCGTTCCTGCATGGGCATACTTTTGTGCGGCTTTCAGCTTATCCGGCGGCAGGTCATATTCCGTTTTTTCGCCTGCTTCTACCGCCTTATCATAGGCGAGAATGTCTTGCGCTTCTTTCTCGTCTGGAAACACTCGCTTGATACGCTCAAGGCGTTCAGCGTCTGTCACTCGCTGGGCGATAATAACCACTTCCTTTCTGTTGGCGGGGAGAGGGTTTTACCCCTCTCCCCTATGGGGCTTAGGCGAGACGGAACAGAGCCTTGCCCTTGACCTCGGTCTTAGTGACCTTATCAGCCGCCATGAGCTGACGCACCAGAGGGGAAATCTTCTGAGTGCTGAAGCCCTCGAACTCCGCCACGCCCTTGATAATCTCGGTGCAGGTCACACCAGCCGAAGTATCAGACAGGGTGGCGAGGAACTCCAGGATGAGCGCCTTATAGTCCTCGTTCTCCTGCTGGGTCTTAGTCTGCTTCTTGTTCTCACCGCTATTCTTCTTAGCGAGCAGAGCCACCTCATGCTCGATGAAGTCCACGGCGTCCTCGGTGGTCGTGCCGTAGGTCACGGGCTGACCGTTCAGCATAGCCTTAATGTCCTCGAAACGCATAGCCTTGGTGATACGGGTCTTATTGGTCTTTTCCATGTTCAAATCCTTTCTGGTTTTTAGGACTGTCCTTGTCCTTTTGTGATTTTATTATATCATACTTTCGGCGGTTTGTCAAGAGGTTTTTTGAACCTTTTTCAAACTTTCGGAAGTTTGATACCGAAGTGAGATGTTGACTTTTCAAGGTGCATTGGGTTTCCTTGTGCTTTCATTATAGCACTTTTCGCTTGGCTTGTCAAGAGGTTTTTTGAAGTTTTTCGGAAGTTTCTTGACTGTCGCTTTTCGCCGTTTCAAGAACCGCTTTCCCTTAACTTCTGTACCTATTGTAGCACACCTTGCGGAGTTTGTCAAGAGGTTTTTTCGATTTTTTTCAAAATCTTTTTGGAGCCTTTCGGCGCCCCTCTCTTAACTTCTGTAAACAGTATACCACCACCGACGCCGGAAGTCAAGAACTTTTTGCTGAAAAGTTGCACAATTTCGGGAGATCCGAGGCATGATTTTTTGTGCAGTTTGCCGATTGACTTTTTGCTGGCGGTGGTGTATAATGAAAATTCGGCCCGCTGCGTGCGTCAGCGGGCCGTCGAAGAGGGCATTGTGCATTTTGACGAAAAAAGAGGGGCGTTGCCCCTCTTAGGTCCAGCACATATCCAAAAATTCAAACAGATTTTCGTCCTTGTCTGGGAATGTGATCGAATGTCCGCCGTCCTCTGTCAAATGTTCGGCGTCAATACCCCACCCCATGCGCTTGATAACTTCAATCGCGGCGGCTTTGCTGTCGGCGTTCATAAATTCAAACCATACGGTCTTTTTCATTCTATTTTCCTTTCTGCCTTTCCGCTCAATCAAGAGCGTAAAGGACTTCAAGCAGATTGACTTCTGTGGGGTCGATTGACTCGCCCAAATGCCACCCGTCCCGCACCTTTTTGTTATCGTCAATCAGAACTGCGGGAGCGTCTGCAATGCGGCGGATACAGTCAGCCTTAGTTCTGCCATAGGCGATAAAGTGGCATTTATCAGCAGGGAAGTTATACTTCTCAAGCCACTCTCTTTTTGCCTTGCGGACGGCGGTTTTATATTCCTCGGTGCTGTCCTTGCTCAACCAACTGATAATGCGGATTTCATATCCTTTATCAATCAGCTTCAAGAGGACTTCTCGCAGAGCTTTCATATCCCACATGGGAGCGGCTTCTGCATAGGGGCTTGCGTCCTCTGCCCGCAGTTTATCTAACCAGTTAGGAACGGCATATAGGTCAGCAATTGTGCCGTCCATATCGAAGCAAATCATTTTCATCTTATCGCTTCCTTTCTTTTGATACATTCATTATAGCAGATTGCTTTTTATTTGTCAACCCCTTTTTTCAAGGTTGGGGAGATTAAATCTCCCCAAACCTAATTACCGGCATTTCTCGCAAACTTGCGGAAAACTCTCGCTGAAACTCTGTCATAGGCAGATATTCTCTCTTGTTTTCAAAGAGGGCTTTCCGCATGGGCTTATGCTGTCGGAAGCAATAGAACATAATCTCCGCTTCAATCAGCACATCTTCCAGCCCAGTGTGGCTTTCTTCAAACTCGTTATTACCGGAGATAAAGCGCCACAGGATTTCGGCGGTCTTACGGCAAGCACCATTTTTCAGCACATAGCCATTCTCTTGACAGAATGCCTTATAGGTGGGCATTTTGCAGATAACATCTTGTGCCATTTTCATGGTGTCCCAGATCTCCACACTGTCGAATGGGAACCAGTACCGGAAACGGCTTGCGGTGGTGTAACGCTGTGTTATATTCAAAGCGTTATAGTCAAAGCGGGCATTATGAGCGGCTACCTCTTTAATGCCCCACTTCTCGATAGTGTCCAGCATAGCCTTGCGGATTTCATAGGTAGTTGCCATTTTTCGGCTACCTGCCCGCAGTTCCTCGACATAGCGGGGGATTTTCCAGTTATAGTAAGCCGTCCGCATAAGGTCGCGTTCCTCGCAGAAAATGTCACGGTTGACATAACTTGCGGTTTCGTAGATATTGCCCTTGGTATCTACAACCGCCCAACCGCAGTCATATACAAGGACATTGGACATATCCAGACTATCGCCGTCTTGGATAGTGTTGGCAGTTTCGGTATCAAGTACCAAAACATAGTGCTTGCGCTTATCAATTTTTTCCATCTTGTCAAATCCTTTCTATTGATTGAGGTTTACCATCGTTCCCTCAACTTCTGTACTTAGTATAGCACACTTTGCGCTTGCTGTCAAGAGTTTTTTTCGATTTTTTCAAATCTTTTTTTCAAGGTTCAAGGGATGTTTCTCTTAACTTCTGTAAACAGTATAGCACTTTTCGGGAAAGCTGTCAATCGTCAAATTGCACAAAGATTGATCGAGAAATTTGTGCAACTTGTATATTGACAAAAACTCGGTCCGCGCCGAGCGTGCGCGGACCGCCCAAGAAGGATTTGCGAAAATTGCACAAAAAACTCGGTGGAGAAATCCACCGAGTTTCTGTTGCTTAGCCGAACAGGGCGTCAATGTTGATTTCCGGCTCGTCCTTTTCCTTGCCGCCCTCTGCGATTTCAATGGCGTAGGGCTTGAGATTGTGAAGCATATACATCGCCATCTCGTCTTTCCCTCCGCGGCCATCTGGATAAGCGTTGCCAGCATAGCGGCGTCCGCGATATTGGCATCAAGGAGCTTCTGCGTCATCTCATGGGTTTTCAGCAGGTCATCACATTCCATCTTGTTCTTTTCGGTCATCATAACTAAGTACCTCTTTCCTTGTTTTTTTTTGTTCCCTTGGAACAATTTTATTGTATCATAGTTTTAGGGGTTTGTCAAGAGGTTTCGCAAACTTTTTTTTCGACTTAATCCCCACAATAGCGACTTGCAGTTGAGCCTACTTTATCTGTTTACTTCCTCTACTTTCTCGAAGTTGCGCACCCTCGGATTTCTTGGGCTACTCCCTCTTGACATTTTGTATTGTATCACAAACCATGCGGTTTGTCAATACCTTTTTCAAAGATTTTTGCTTTCCGCAACAAAATATTTTGCTTCGTACTGATTGGCAATCGCTTTGACTTTTGCGCTTTCGGTTTGTGTAGCGCAGTAGAAATTGAAAAGTGTGTGTTTGTCGCTTAATTCAATATAAGAATGAGGAACACCCAATTCATCAATGGCGTCTTTGTATTTGGTGGGAACGGTCAATTCCACTTTCCATAGCTTGTCTTTCCTCGCTTTAACTTCTCCATACTTTACGATGAAAACGCCGACAAGGTTACAGCCCGCAGTTACTACAACTTTCTGCCACAAGGGAAAATCTGCAACAGTGTAAATCAATACAATGTTGTAATAGCCATAGTATAAAGCGGAAACAATACTCGCAACCCATGGGCCGGATTTAATAGTTACAATGCTCTTGATTGTGGAGAAGATAACATTTACAATCGAAAGCAAAATGAAGATAATCAACAAGTTCATTTCTTTCTCCCTCACTTTCTATAATTATTATAATATAAAATTGCCAAAATGTCAATAGGCAATTTTAATTAGGTTTTTTCATCCCATTTCTTCCATTTTTCATCAATAATTTTGCCATGCGCTTCTTTCTCCAAACCGTTAGCAATAACAGTCCGTACAGCTTCATCAATAGAGCCATAGTTATCAATATCAACGGTTTGATTGTAGAAAAATTTAGTGCGACCAAAGAACTTGCGGTTAGGGTGGATAACTTCTTGCACCCAGATTTCTACAAGCCATCCCCGGTATTCATCAGAAACGATAACCTCAAAAGTGCGGTTCTCATAGCAGTAAGTTTTCTTTTTCATGGTGTCTACCTCTTTTCTTTTGTTGTACTCATTGTACCACCGTTTCGGGAGAAAGTCAAGCTGGCAATTTGCACAAAAATGCAACGAAAAATTTGTGTAATAATACTCTTGTGCAAACTCGGCGCGTGGTGGCCCACAACGCGCCGCCCAATTATACTACAAAGCTTCAGGATTGTCAATAGGCAAAATAAACAAAAAAACTACCCAAAATTGGGTAGTTTTTTATTTAGTCTAATGGATTGATTTCACCGGGGATGCTAAAAGCATCAGCATCCAATGTAAAATTGTGGTCCTCGGTAAAAAGTTCAATCATGCCGAAATCCATGATATAGTTATTTACCGCCCGCCGAACATTATTCCAAAGGTCGATTTTTCGGCTTTCTGAACGCCGTTCCTTTGCTTCTTTTATCCGGGAAATGAGTTCGTCTAATTCTTCATCGGTCATGTAACTAAAATCAGTGTTCAAATCCATTTTTATAACCTCCTTTCAGCTTTTGCTAACGAACAAACCGCGCAAAAGTGCAATAATAAGCCAAATAGCCAAAGCCAACTTCCACGAAAACACGATAGTGAAAGTGCCAATGGCTACAATTCCAATGGCGGGAAGAAGCCAGCAAAGAAGCCAAACAAGGCCCGCTGTGATAAGGAATGAAACTACGAGAGCCAGAAGAACCAAAAGAATAAACATTTTATTTTTCCCTTTCATTTGATGGTTTTATTATAGCATAAAGGGCTTGTTTTGTCAAGCCCTTTATGCTATTTTTTTAGTCCTCAAGCAGTTCCTGCGGAACAGTTCTGCCAGAGGCTCGGCAAAAGGCGATAACCATACCGACAGCGGGGATAAAAATATCTTCTGCCGTAGCGGTTGCCGTTCCAGTCCGACGGCTGTTATTGCTGACCACCTCGCAAGTGGTGGTTTTGTTCTCGATGCTGAACTTAGCGGATGTGGCACGCATGGGGAGTGCATTGTCCTCCAGCCACTTCTGGGCGATAGCCGCCTTGTTTTCTGTGGGCTGTGTGTACTTGCGGAAAAGAACGCCGCCGTCTGTGGTATAGATTTCCAGCGGGTCACCCTCTCGAATGGCAAGAGTACGACGGATTTCCTTGGGGATGACCACCCGGCCCAGGTCATCAATGCGGCGAACGATACCAGTAGCTTTCATAATATCAAATCCTTTCTGACTGTTTAGGTAGTCACCCTTGATTACATTGTTAGTATAGCATACTTGATGGAGTTTGTCAACCCCTTAAATGAAGTTTTTTGCGATATAAGCGAAAAGAATAATCTCAACGCCAAACATAAGCGCCAGCCCCATGCAGTCTCGCTCGATAGCAGAGACAAATTGGAAAGACAACAGGGCGGTTAGAATAATAATTGCAACCATCAGATGTTCGCTCCTCTCTTTTGATGATACAAGTATACCACAGCCTACATAGGAAGTCAAGGGATTTTGGGAAAATTTCTTTCGTCAAATTCACCAAAAATGCGTATGGAAAATTGTGCAAATTGCCTATTGACACGAAAAACTGGCCGCGGCGTGCGCCAACGGCCAGCCGAGGGCAAATAGAAAAGCCTCCCGGATTTCGGGAGGTCATTTCTTTAATCAATATATTCTTGGAATAAAATGGTTTCGATTTCGGTCGCCGTTTTTGGATTGCGGCGCTTGGCGTCATCAAAGCTGTAACCCCAAATGAAAGTGTGCTCGCCATTCTTTAACAAGACTTCAAACTCATACATAACATCAAACCTTCTTTCTTTTGATGGTTTAAGTATACCATAGAAAGCATGGTTTGTCAATCGTCATTTTGAACAATTTTTAGTCCAGCATTTTGGACAAGTTTCATAGCTTCTTCTAATTCAGTATTCAAACCACAATCAATACAAATGTAATTGCGGCCGTTGATCTAACGAACTTCAAATGAATACTCCCGGCCTGTAATAAGTCCGAGTTGATCACGAAGCCGAACAGGAATCATAATTCTTCCCATTGCGTCCAATTTTCTAGAGTAAGTAGATTCAGCCATTTTGGTTTTTTATTTCTAGTGACCTAGCCTGTGCGAAAATTCGACTCCAGACGGGAGCCGCGGCATCTTGCCGAAAAGAATTAGATTACCATTCACATGACATTTTCTAACAGAACTGGGCCATTGGGCAATTCTTACAAGAATCTTGGTTCATGCAGAACTCCAGAATGACAGCCAGCGCTTTCAGCACTTCTAGCGTCATTAGAAAATTCTCCTTTCTCATTTCTTCTATAATTATTATAACAAAATTTTTCCCAAAAATCAAAAAAGAGCCGGCTTAGAAAGTCGGCTCTTTCTTTTCCCAAATGATTAGATGGTATAAGCCAATCCGAAAGAGAATTGTGCCTATCCGCCATCCAATGCGGACTGTGCATCCAATCGGATATTTATACGGGAGACGTTCAATGCTCATGATTTACAACTCCTTTCGTCTTGGGGAAGGACGCTTTGGAACGCCCTTCCCGCAGTTCCTTTATTTAGTAGGTATCGTATCCGTACATCTCAGCCTCTGCGTCACTCATGGAGCACTTGTAAAAGGGACGCTGAAAGAAAAGATGCGCTGTCTGGTTAGCTTTCCACAGGTTGACTTCTTGAACGAAGAAATGTTCGCCAGTTTCTTCATCATAAAACAGGTAGTTTTTCATCTGGTAGGCACTCCTTTCTTATTCCACTTCTTGCCGAAGTCGTGGCAGAAACGCCATTGCCCGGCCACTCCGAACATTTCCTTATTGACTTTCTTAGTCAGGGCAACCGAACGTTTGAGGTGATTTCCGAGGTCACAACAAAGGATTTCGCCGGTGGTAATGTCGTATGCACAATGTCTTTTCGGTAACATAATCTCAAATCCTTTCTCTTGATGGGTCAAAGGGCTTAGCGCCCCTTGACCGATATAACACAGTGGTCATTCTCATATTCCACACAGGTAACTTCCAGTTTAAGCAACTCAGATCTGTCAAATCCGCAAGGGTCACCGCCCAATAGGAGCACGCCAGATTTGACGCGATAATGAACATCGGTATCACTATCCACGATCTGGATGAAGTTATCTTCTTCCAATTCAAAAAGACCGGCATAGGGCATAAGTGTAAGCAAAGCGAGCAGAGAAATCATCTTTTGTCAACCTCTTTCTTTTTATTTAGGTGGTCTCCAGCTCAAATGAGCTGGAGGCCGATAGCCATATCAATCATTCTTGCCCGATACTCAATCGGACATTCATCTTTCTGCGGGTAGTCAAGATTCCAGTCATTACAGAATGGAAGAAATCTCGCCCAGTCGTTATGTGAAACGGAAAGCTGAATAACTGCGAGAGTCGTTTTTGCCCAAGTCCCGCAGACAGTTTCCTTGCCAGTGAGGGTGTCAGTAAATCCAATGCGATTAGCCATGTTGGAGCACTTCCTTTCTTTTGATGATACCATTGTACCACAGGCACAAGGGATTGTCAACTGTCAAATTGCACAAAGATTTCGGGATTGATTGTGCAACTTGCCTATATCAAAATTTCACTTCCAAATTTGTGCAACTTGCACAAACGCAAAACTCGGCGCGTCGCGGTCGCAAGCGCGCCGGCGAAAATGTCTTTATGAAAAATGCACAAAAATATAGGGTGGATTTCTCCACCCTATATTTACCAGACCTCTTTCCAGAGTTTGGCAACCTCGTCATCATAGATTGAGTCAGTTCCCATATTATCGAAGAACACGCACAGATAGTCATCTGTTGAGAAGTTTTCGCCATATCCAACTTCGACTGTCCATTCCTCGCCATCCTCAAGCGTAACAAGAGTAAGCGTGTTGCCGTCAATGTTGGTTATGATTGCGGTTGCCAGCCTTGTCTGATCGGTAAGCGGGCTTCCGCAAGTTCCCTCTATTGCGGTAGGCTCTTCTGTCTTTTCCTCTTGTTGCGTCATAAGGGCAAAGACATTATATGGGCTGTTGTGCGGATTGGGTTCACAGTTATCCCATACTATGTCGAGCCATGAGAGGAAAAACCACAACAGGACTACCAGGCATACGCTGTACAGCGTCACCTTTGCTACTTTACGCATTATCCCGCACCTCTTTCCACAGTTTCTCAAGCTCCGGCGTCATGCACTTGTCGCACAGACAGCCGTTATCACAGGGTCGATTGCCGACCTCATCCTCGTGGCAACCGCAGAAGCGGCTCAGAAATTCATTATAAGTCATAGTAATACTCCCTTCTTTTGTTTGCGGGTTGGGCGCTCCACGCTCCCGCAGAGCGCCCGTTATATCTTATTCTGCCATGTGCATGATTTCGCCAGTGTCATTATCAATGACTGCCACGCCATAGAAGCCGTTCTCTTTACGCCAATAGCCGGCAACCATATCTGCCTGTTCGTTGATGTACTCAAGTCCGTCTGCCTGTTCAAGCTGGCAAGCGTCCTTGTCATCGAACACTATGGCAAGTAAGTAGCGATAGGCATGGGTCAGCTCTGGCCACTCCACTGGGTCTGCGGGTCTGGTATGCAGAGGACTATTGATGCTCTGCTTATTCAGCCACGCCCAGTTAGGCATGAGAGCGGCACTTGTAGCATTAAAGGCTTTCCTATCAAGAATGACGCCATCCTCTACTGCCTTGGCACGCACATTCATTTTCAGACGCAGCATATCTGCGAACTTGGCGTTATCGAACTGCGGGTTAGTGAAATACTTGATGAACTCCATAATAATACCTCTTTCTTTTGTTCTAAGGTTAGGACTGCCTGCCTATACAGGCAGTCCTATGGTGGTTGTTGTTACTTCACGGTCAGTCTTGCGGTGGTGCTGGCTACCACATACTTGTCATAGGTAGCCTTGTCCTCTGCCTTTAGCGCAGAGCTATTAAAGCGGTTACTGGGGACCTCCTGATAGGTGGCGATACAGCCGCCAGCCTCTACCTTGTTTTCGCCAGTCGCTACCATTTCCGCTTTTACGGCATCTTTGAGTTCATCTAACTCACGCTTAAGGGCGTCCATGTCGTTCTGCACTTTGCGGATACGCTGGAGAGTACGAGCCATTTCTACTTTTGTCATTTTGATACACTCACTTTCTTTTGATTGACTGTTTTTGTGTTCCCTCTTGGATTGTCTTTAGTTTACCACACCTTGTCTTGCTTGTCAAGACTTTTTTTTATTTTTTTTTCGGTGTGCTTGGCAAGCTGTTTTCCCTTGCCTGTGATTGCATGATAGCATAGCCTTGCTTGCTTGTCAACAACTTTTTTGCAATTTTCTGCGTTTCGTCAATTTGCACAAGTGAGTGCCGATCCTGTTGTGCAGATTGACCAATTCCTCTTTACGCGCGCGGTACATACTAATAGCGACAGACGCTTTAGCTAACTAAAATAGGGGTGGCTGTTCAACTGTAGTGCTTTAGCGTGATGAAGTACGACAGTACGGGGCGTGTATTTCGGGAAAAAGCGTGAAAATTTTCACAAACTCGTTCTCCCACGCCACTAAAATCTCGAAAACCATTTTCGTTTTCGAATTACGAAAGCCCCCTATTAAAAACCATATAGTTATATTCAAATAACCCAGGAACGGCGAATATAATATTTGGAATATTATATCTTTCTTTTACCTCCATAAATAATTCCGCCACAGTTTCTGGATTCCACTCAAATACTCCACATCCCCATGCTCCAAGAATTAAAGTTTGAACTCCATGTTCTTCTGCAATGCTTAACATAAAATTAATTCTATCTAACATGGCTTCACGCAACTCTTTGTCTCCAACGCCGCAAACATATTCCGCAACTCCCGCGTTTGGAGCCGCGCAGGTAATTACGTCAGCATATACCTTTTCTCTCTCTCGCTCAAAGAGTATATCCTTAGAATATAACGCTCTATTTAGATATATCCCTCTGTTTAA